CTAATTATTAACACAGATCGAGCTTTGGAAATGACATCCAAAACTTACACAAACATAAAACATGTCACTACTCGTGACGCGCGTTACGGATGCGATATTGATGGGTCGACTGAATCACGGTCGGCTGCCAAAATCGTGTCAGATTTACTCTTAAATCTGAGATCAAATAAGGGCAAGCCAAACACTGCATTCCCGCAGGAGGTTTGGTTAGTGATAGAGTCGTTGGCCTACACTCTGGTACTACGGAAAGATTCCGTCTACCTCTGTGCAACCAGCAAGCAACGAGCGCGAGTGCGCAAGTGCCTGTTGGTCTGTGCCAACCGGTTGAGCCGGTTCCTGGAGCATGATCGCTACCAGGACTACGCGAAATACTGGACTTCGCGGTGGGCCGCGCGGGTTTTCAAGGATGAGGAGTCATTCCCAACGAAAGCAGAGTTCGAAAACTTGCCTTTGTTCACTGGGATCCTTCATACTATACTGAAACGCGCGGTTTTGCGACGAGATCGAGATATGGCCTACTCTTTGCTGCAGAGCAAACGAATGTGGCCTCAACTCGGGTCTGAACGCGCCGCTGAAGCTTTGCAGGATCATCAAAACTTCATGGTTGCTGTCCCAGGGCATCTTGACAGGGAAACGAAACATTGGCTGGATCTTGCCGTTGAATCGTTCCTCAAGTATGCGCCGAAGCAGCAGAATTGGACGAAGAGCTCGCCTTCTATCTCGGGCCACTATGGTGGTACCGCAAGACAGTTAGGTGCACTCGGGGTGCTCAGGGCCACTGCGCCTGACCTCGGGGTTGAGCTCGAAGAGTCGTTGTTTTTGAACGCGGAATCGCTCAAAGGTTTGTGGAGTTCCGGAGAAGCAGTTAAGACTGCACTCTACGACGTCTCGAGTAAGATGTTGCCAAAGGAGGACGAGTTGCGTGCTAAGGTGGTTCTTGTTCCTGAACCAGCGAAGTTTCGCATCGTGACTTGTGGCGACCCCTTCCTCTACACGTTTGTTCAGCCGCTACAGAGCGAGCTCTTGAAGGCCTGGGCTCTTCATCCGTCGAGTACGATGAAGATTGAAAACCTGGGCGCCCACATGGTCAAGTGGGTGAAACGTGAATACTTTTGCTCCGGCGACTATAAAGCCGCGACGGATCTTCTCAACGTGAACGCTTCGCGTTACGTTTTGGAAGAAGTGTGCAAAGGGATGTGCGTTCCCATTGAGCTCGCGGATGCCGCGATGCTGACGTTGAGTGGTACTGTCCTGCAGTATCCGGTGGACGTGGTGTTGGCTGAAACACAAGTTGTTCAAACGAACGGGCAGCTGATGGGGTCTCCGCTGTCGTTTCCGTTACTTTGTATTATCAACCTCGCAACTTGGTTGCGTGGCACTGCTGATCGCAGGCTGCGCGGCCGGTTGCCTGAGGAGTATGATGTGCTCATTAACGGCGATGACATCGGTTTTCCGTGTGTTCGTCAGGAGTATAACGCTTGGAAGAAGGCGGCTAACTCAGTGGGTTTTCAACTCTCACTGGGGAAGTCCTACCTTTCTCGCGAAATTGCTCTGATTAACTCACAGCTGTATACCTACCCTGCGCTGCGCAGGGTCGGTTACCTCAACTTGAAGCTCTGTAAGGGCTCCTCGCTGAAGGCCGGTCATTCCGACGCTTGGGATTTCCAAATTGGGCGGGCCGTCAACCAGATGGTTGACTTGTCCCCTTGGACGTCCAAGTTTATTCCGATGGCCATGAAGTCCGCTAAGAACTTTCTGCCTGGAAGCAACTGGTACTTTCCGGTTGAGCGTGGTGGTTGTGGTGTTGATGTCCGCTTTGCGCCGGACGATCTGAAGGTTACCCGCTGGCAGCGCAAGCTGGCAGGGGCGACTTGTATGGATCGGACGCTGCAAGTGGGCCTCAGCGTGTGTGTGCCTGGTCTGGCGCGCATTTTTCGGATTCTCGGTCGTCCCCAGGAAATCGACAGGACCGCGGCCTACGAGGCGCGGCTGGATTACTGGATCGATCTCGAAGAACGAGAAAGGCGTTGGGCTGATTGGTTTCAGCGGTTGATAGGTTACTCTTCTATGGTCAGTAGAGTCGCCGAGTCAAGAAAGGACGAGGAGGTTAGTGATGAGCGGGCCCAGGCCCGTCTTACCGCGTTGAAGAAGTGGAATGACGCAGCGATCCATGCAGAGCCCATTGGTCTGCTGAAGCTGTTTGAGTCACCCCCTTCAATGTTATACCCCTTCGTTCCGCCGCTGGCGCCAAGTTGGGCGCTGCACTGATGAAGTTCGTTGGACGACCTGGACATGTCGTTAAACTGTACCAATGGCGTTTGAGTCCTTAAGACTACCAAAACGGTGTGTGCGCTTGTGAGCCGCGATCTTTCTCTTGCCTTCGAAAGGGGCCGAAAAGAAAAATCTCGCGGAAACGAGTGTAGGTTGGAGAAACTCAAGGGAGTTTCGCTAGCCAACGTGAAAACGTTCCCGAAGTGAACCGTACCAACGTAGATCATGGTCGACCAGAGATGGTTTGATTCGATTACGACAGGGTCTAGAGACTGCACGGTGTGCTGTCTTAGTCTGAAGGTGTAATGTATGGTGGGATACCGTGCGACGGAAAGCCTAGTTAGCTGCCCTGTACCTCGAAGACCTCCGCAGTTGGTTACTGCGTAGCTCAAGAGTTATTGGGGCTTCTTAACGTAAAGCTCGTCGTTAGGATGAGGTCCTGCCTGTGCACCAAGGGGTCCACATCAACTCCGCGTGACGGTTAACCACCGTTGGACGAGAAGATGACGACCACCCAGAGAGACAGTGGTCTCAGATGAACAGTCCCAGCTTGGTCGCTGGAATGCCATATTCGACCAAATCTCGCTGCTTGATGAGCAACGGGAAATCCAAGAACCTCCTTGCCGCGATTGCGGACCTCAGAGCTGCTTCGGCAGCGATGAAGAACGCAAATGCGGGCAAGGCGTCCCCAACCAAGACGAGCAAGAACCGGCGCAAACGCGCTGCTCGTCGTGCTGCTAAGGCAGCATCAGGTTCGCCCAACGGCTCACCATTGTTCGTGAGTGCACCCAGTGCAATGACACGGATGCGCGGGCAGACTGCGGCTCAGATGAGGTATTCCAGCAATGGTCAAGTTGCTGTGATCGCCCATCGTGAGTATGTTGCGGAGGTACCAGGGGCCACTGCCTGGACCACGACTAGCTTTGTCATACAACCGGCTCTTCAAGCCTTGTTTGTGTGGTTGGCTACGATCGCTGCGAACTTTGAAAAGTATCGCTTCCGCCGCTTGCGGTTTTGTTACGAAACCGAGTCGCCGACCAGCCAGGCTGGTTCGGTAGTCTTGGCGATCGACTACGATGCTGTGGACGCGGCCCCCCTGTCGAAACAGGCGGCCTTGTCATACAAGTCGGCAGTGCGCACCGCGCCCTGGCAACAGGTGTGTTTGGATTGTGATTTGTCGAGGGATGCTCAGCGCGATCTGCTGTACACCCGATCCGGGAGTGTGCCTTCGGGCAACGACCAGAAGCTCTATGATCTGGGCCAACTTCATGTTGGCGTACAGAACTCGAGCGGATCGACCGGTGAACTGTGGGTCGAGTATGAGATTGAACTCCACACTCCCCAGCCCAACGTGAACCCAATTTCTTCGAAGTTCGTCGGAACAACGAGCCTCACTGCGACGGCGCTGGTGGGTGCTGACTCAAGTGCGACGGCCGGCAGCAATGCCGGCTGGGTCGTTACGAGTGCCAGCACTTTCACCTGCACGATTGCGGGGACTTATTTGTTTGCCGTCCTCTTCGCGGGAACGACGATCGTCTGCGCGACGCTCATCCCTGGAGGTACTGCGACGCAGTTGGTCTCTCCTGCTGTCTGCAATCCGAATGCCGCCGCAACGAATGCGGTCGGTTTCGTTCTTTTGCAGGCGCAGATTGGTCAAACCTATGCGCCGACTATCACCAGTGCGGCGAGCCTCACGTCAGCGACGTGGCGTATCGCACAATACGCGGGTGCACTGCTCTAAGCAGTGGGTGCTATTCTAGGGACAATAGCTGATGGATTCCGCACGACCATAACGTCAAGCGGCGGAGGTATGCACTGTGATCAGTACGTGGAAACCGAGTAATTCGGTGTGGAGGGGGTAATTCCTCTCACGCGTCGGGCAAGCGAAAGCTCCGACACTACCTGGTACATAGTGAGGCCTCTGCGGCGATGAACTTACATGTTCGTGTTGGCAGAAAATTGGTGAGTCTTCTGGAAGATCT